CTATTGTGGTTTCCGGCGCTGGCCAGTGGTAGTTAATAATGCGCGGCCATTCCTCGCGGTGATCAACGGTAATGCGCGCTGGCTTCCAGAGTTTTTCCGCGTGCCACAGCAAATCATCCTCAGTCAATTCTCTGGGGTCTTGTATCGGCACGCCGCGCTCGGTAAAAAACTTTTTCACTTTATCACGCAAGAACCCCTGCTCATGGTAAGGCAATAGAAAATCCGCAATCGTGCCATACTTCCCGTAGCCGCAATAGTAGCTCACCACAATCATGCGGCTGCCCTTCTTGCTGGTCTTAAATTTGTAATCCACATGCGTTACGTCATAGTCGCAGATGTCGCCGCTCAGTTTATATTCGCCCATATCCGCGTCATATTCATGCACCACTTTCGGAGCTTCAATCTCTGGAAATATATAACCGCAATCTGGGCATTGCTTTGCCGTTGGTTTGGTAAATTCTTCACAGCCTGGGCATATCTTGCCCTTATTCTGTTTTGATTCCTTTCGCGCCTTCTCGCGGTATGGCTCGCCTAATCCGCCATGCTCGGCAAGGTTGCCAGCCATGTCAATCAGCAAGCAGTTAGTTTTGCCTTCCGCCTTACGCACACCGCGCCCCAGCATCTGCTCCCATAGCGCCTTGCTTTTTGTTGGGCGCAAGCAGAAAATCGCATCCACATTCGGCGCATCAAAACCAACCAGAAATATCTCGCAGTTAATCAAATACCGCACGTTGCCATATTCATGCTTAAACTGCGCCACTGCTTCGGTGCGCTCTGCATCGCCGGACTTGCCGCTAACCATGACCGATTCAATGCCATTTAGTTTTAGCGCATCGCGCAGCAATTCGCCATGCCGAACGCTCACCGTAAAAATCAGGCAACTATGACGGTCATGTCCATAACCGATGATTGCTTTTATCGCCGCTTCAATTAGTGCCGGATCCTCCATCACTTCGGCAAGTTGGCTTTCCACATAATCGCCCAGGCGCACTTCTACATTTTCCAGATTAGGCACAAAGTTTGCGAGCAACTTGTTGCTGATAGGCGCAAGGTAGCCCATATCAAGAAGCGCCGGATAATTGATTTCGTAAATCACTTCACCCCAGCCAAGTTTTCCGCCTTTGAGTCGGTACGGCGTAGCAGTAAATCCGCACACCTTAGCGGCTGGATGGTTTTTGATAAGCTGCCAGTACATCCCGTCATCGGTATTGTTGGACAAGAACTGGCATTCATCGACTAGAATATATTTCCAGTCACTTACCACGTCATAAACTGAATGAATCCCCGCAACCGTAATTGGCTTGCTTATGTCTTTCTCGCCAAGGCTCGCAGAATAAAAACCCACGTTGCTGGTTATTTTCTCGCCCGTTTGCTGCAACAATTCCTTGCGGTGCGCGATAATCAACACGCGCGCGCTTTTTGCGTAGTAATCCGCAAGGCTGGCGATAATATGCGACTTCCCGCCACCCGTTGCTACCACAACAATAGCAGGAGTGTCGTGATAATTAAACCACGACACCACTGCATTGCAGGCGTCTTTCTGATATTGTCTAAGCATTAAAACGGCAAATCCACTTTATCTGCTGGCAGATACTTTTTGATTTCAGTGCGGTCTGCATCGTTTTTCTGCACACCTATCAAAACTCGCAGCACGCGCCCTTTAAGGGGGCTTGTGGCGCTCACCGCACGACCAGTAGCATCGGCAATGCGCTTGATGTTTTGCATAGCGATGTTTTTGGTTAATGGGTTTTCATGCTTGGTAAGATACCACACCTTGCCACGTTTGCCCTTGTGATCGCCTTCGACAATCTCGAACTCGGCAACAATGCCGCGATCTTTTGAGTCTGGCTCTTCACCGATAATCATGACTTTATGCTCGCCAAGTGGCAATCCCTGAGCGTCATACTTCACTTCATCAGTTGAGGTAAATCCGTAATAGTCGTTTGTCATAATTTTTTCCTTTTCTGTTTTCTAGTATTAAGCATTTGTTCTCTCCTTGTCGCCCATCGACAATTTGAGGGTTCGTAATCGCCGTCAACGTCTATCCTATCTATGCTATGTTCAGGCGACGGCTTCCTTCCCATGTCAGCATAGAAATTCTCAAAAGATTCAAGCCATCTGTCGCATACCTTTATTCCTCTACCTCCATAATTAACATAATTATTGGCTGAAGAATTTAGGCAGCGTTTCTTTATTCCTATCCATGTTTTGTATTCAACGGTTTTACAGCCAACCAAGGCTTGACCATGTTTTCTATTCCTATTAGAAGTTTTTTCATTTTTATGGCATCCGCAGGAAACCGATGTTTTGTTGCGCAAAGTAGCTCCGGCAACACTTTTTTTTGTGCCGCAATCGCAAACACAATTCCATTTGTAATTGCCAGCATAAGAAATAACAGACCATCGCCCGTATTTCTTACCAGTTTCATCTTTAAATAATCCGTGCATACCGCCATTATTAATAAGAAAAACTTATTTTAGCAACTCTTTTTTTAGCGCTTCGTAGTTTAAGTCAATTTTGTTTGGCAGTTTCATTCTTCCGCCGCCAACAAACGATGGATTCCCCCCACTAAAAATAACTCTTTTAGCTTCTGAAACTTTTTTATCTTTCGTAACGTGAAAATCTAGGCCAGCGTATAAAATCAAATCGCACCACTCATTTACTTTGGCCGCGAACCACTTGCTCAACTTAAGTTCGTGGCGCTGATATGGGTCTTGATTCGGGAAGTCTACGGTTTTTACTTGACTGTGCGCAATCAAAATACATTTAATGCTTTTTTTTTCGTATATCGCGTCAAGCCAACGCAAAACTTTTATAGCGTCATCAGCCGCCATCATAACGCCCTTGAAATATGCAAAGTCTTTGCAAGCTGGGTCGTTAATGCTTTTTGCTCCATATTGTTTTATGATGCGTTCTTGCGCCAATGTTTCAAGCCAGTCTAGGCTATCAACTGCTATTGTGCCGCAAGTAAATTTTTCATCTTCATAAATATGTCTAAGCCAAGCAATAACATCATCGTATGATTTAAGCACTGGCGTTGAACGAACTTGTTTTTGCAAATATGATGTGCCGCCTTCAATGTTCAAAAAAAACACATCATCCGCTTGAGATGCAAAAGTAGTTTTCCCTATTTTAGGCTCCGCGTAAATTGCAGTTCTAGCTGGCACCTCTTTCGACGTTCCAGTCTTTATTTCATTAAATTCCACGTTTATCTCCTACCAGTTGAATGTAAGTGTTTTCTTTCATCGTGTACCAATTAGCCTGCGGCTTCTCGATTGCGATTTTCCGCTTGTCAGGCTCGCGCTTGATGCGTGCATATTCATCGGGAAACTCGCCCTGAACATCCACGACTTGCGTTTTCTTGATGCGGAAGTTTTCGGTTTCTATGCAGCCATTTCCAATCATGTAATCAATCGCGGCCTGCTCACATGCTTCCATGTAAGATTTTGCAGAGTTATATTTCATCTGTAAAATACACATCTGCGTCTTTATGTCGCGGAAGTTTTCCCTCGCGGATAAAACTTTATCGACTAGGAATTTTTCTTCGTCGTCATTGTCATTTGTCATGGTCATAGTCCTTGGTTAGTGGTTAGTAATAGTTTGTCTTGACACATGGCACAATAAAGCAATAGACTGTGCCTGTCAAACTTTTTTATGAGGTGATTATGAAAAACGAAAAACGGCTGGTTACTTATGTCACTGGCGATGTGGTGACGTGGGTAAAGAGGGAGGCTAAAAAGCTGGGAATGACGGAAAGCACATTTATACGCTTTTTGATTCTTCAGTTCAAGAAAAATGGGGTGTAGTGTGTTATCACTTGAAAACGCATTGCGCTCGGCTGGCCTTAATTTTAGCGCATTGGTTATGGATGGCCAGTTGCACCGTTGCCCGACGGTTGCAAAACCGCGAAAAGAAAACGGCTGGTATGTAATTTATGAAGGCGGCCTTGCCGCATCATATGGCAACTGGGAGGATGATTCCTCGCATTTCTGGCGCGGTGAAAATGTTGACGCAGAAACATATAAACGCATCCGCGAAAAAGCAGACGCACTGAAAGCCCAGCGCGAAGCGGAGCAGATTGCGCTTGCTGACACTGCCCTTGAATTTTATGAGTCATGCGCCCGCGAAGGTTACAGCGATTATTTGCGCGCGAAGGGCGTGAAAGCGCATGGATTGCGTTTTGATGGTTCTACGCTTGTCATGCCGCTTCAGGATTCCACCGGCAAAGTGTGGAGTTACCAGAAAATTTATGGCAATGGTGACAAGTATTTTTTGCAAGGCGCGCGCGTGCGCGGGTGTTATTACATTATTGGCACGCCCATTGATTCGGTGATTGTATGCGAAGGCTTTGCCACCGGCGCGACAATTTACGAAGAAACCGGCATCCCTGTTATTGTGGCTCTTAACGCTGGCAACCTAAAGGCTGTTTGCGATTCGCTGCCCTTTAAGAATATAACTGTTGCGGCCGATAATGACGCAAACGGTGTAGGCGAAAAAGCCGCGAAAGATTCTGGATATAGTTACGTTGCGCCTTCCTCTGTAGGTGACTTTAACGACATCCCGCGCGAGTCGGTGCGGGGTTATTTTGTCAAGGAAAAGAAAGCAGACGAGAATAGCATTGTGGTTCATGGACTAGTCGGTGAGATAGCTGACTGGATCACCGCAACTGCAATCAGGCCGCAGCCGCTTTTGTCACTTGCCGCCGCTTTATCCTTTGTTGGCATGATTAAAGGCCACCGCGTGCGTGGAAAAACTGATTTACGCACTAACTTGATGATTCTGGCTATGGCTCCCACAGGCGGGGGGAAAGAACACCCGCAAAACGCTATAAAACGGCTTGTGAAGGCGTGCGGCCTGCAAAAACACCTTATGGGCGAGCCTGTCAGTGGCGCTGGATTCCTTCATGCGCTACAAAAATCAGGCAACGTCGGTTATATGGTAATGGATGAGGTGGGGCGATATATCGGCAACCTTAGCAGCGCCGGTGCAGGCGTACATCAACGTGAAATACTCGATTACATAATCAAGACTTTCAGTTCGGCTAACTCGATTCTTATGGGCAGGGAAAAAGCTGCCGGCGCCAAAGAGCCGCGCATCGACATTGAAAACCCGCATTTTTGCTGCTACGGTTCGACGGTGTATGAAAAATTCCGCGACGCGTGCGGCTCTGGCGAGATTGTGGACGGGTTTCTTAATCGCTGGATTGTTCTTGAATCGAAGGAACGGCCAGATCGGCAGAAAAAGGTCAAATTCAGCCCGCCCCCGCAATCAATCATTGATAAAGTTCTGGCTATAACGTCGCATAGCCCATATGATTCTTACGGCGCACCGCATCCCGAAGAAATAGAATTCACCCCCGAAGCGTGGGAGATTTTTGACGCATACCGCGACAACGTCGATGAATTGGTAAAAACTACCCCCTATCCATTAAATCAGCTTATAAGCCGCGCGCCTGAGCATATCGAAAAGGTTGCCCATACAATTTCTGAGGATGGTTGCACGGGCATTTATGACCTACGCGCAGCAATTAAAATTGTGGAGTTCTCGAATAATTGCATTTTGCGCTTTGCTGGCATGATTAGCGATAATATCTATGAAAAGGATTTTGTCAGGGTGCGTGAGATCATAAAAGAAGCTGGCGAAGTGCAGCGCAATGCTTTAACGCGCCGGACGCAATTTATTACAGGCGGCAGCAAGCGCCGCGCTGAAATTGTCGCAGCTCTAATAGACGATGGCTGCATTGTGGAGCGTGACCTAGGCAGGGGCATGACTGCTTATAAGTGGGTCAGATAGCGTCAACGTCAAAAAATGCTTTGACGGGTGATTTTGACGTGCATGTTTCTATAAAATAAAGCAAAAGTGGCATTTGTCAACGCGTCAACGGGGGGTTATATATATACCCCCCCTATATAGCCCCCTATATACACGCGTATATATATATATATATGTATGTATTGATAGATTGATGAATTGATTTTTATTATATTATTTAGTAACATCCACGTCAAAATCTGTGTCAAAGTAAAATTTGATGTTTGACGTGTTTTTTTATTTGACTATGAAATCATGGTATGCAATAAGGGGGCATCACAAGCGATTATGCTTGGATGTAAACCGAGAGGGGATTTATGAAAGATCAAAGCATTCTAAACATTATTGCAAATGACATTGCTGGCAAAACATTTGATGAATATGATGGGTTCTTGGGATTGTACGCAAAAATGAGGGAACTTAAAATTGAATCAAATTTAAGCGATGCACTTAATTATGTTTTTTATAAGAAAAGACGCATAGAGGCAGGTGATATGTGGGTTCCGGCTAGATTAGTTGAGGCATCAAAATAACACTTGCAATCTGATTTTGGATGTGAGATAACCTACCTATCAGCTGCACTTATGCAGCGATGAAAACCGAGAGGGGATTTTATGACTTATACGCAAATATGCCTCGATACTGGCAAAGTATTAGCTAAAAATGTGGATATTAGCGACCGCAAAGAATTTTATGTGCGTGAGGCTGGTACAAAAAATTTTTATGCTCTAAACAAATATACTATGGCTCCTGTTTATAAATTTATCGCGCAGGTGCAACCGATAAAAATAAAACACACAGACGGGCAATATACCATCTATCACAATGGCAAGGCATGGGCGGAAATGTTTGATTCGCTTGAGCTGGCC